CTGGGCTACTTACGTATTGAAAATAGAATTGCAGAACTTGAGCGAAGAGTGGAACTCTCTGATACCAACATTGAAGAACTTGTCAGTAAACACATGATAAAAGAAGAAAAAGAAAGAGTTGCAATGGAAGAACGTATATCATTCTTTGAACGTGAATTAAATTTAAATCCATTCAGTTGGAAGAGAAAAAAGAAATGACTTCTGATATTATAACATTAATACAAGAGTTAGGATTTCCAGTTGCTATTAGTGTTGGATTAGCTTTTGCTTTATATAGCGTGGTAAGATTTATTTTAAAAGAAAAAGTAGAAGATACTTTAAAGAGGTTTGATGAAAAACATGAAAACTTACAGCATAGGATGGATATTATTATGGATGAATTAGGTAAGATAAAAAAGTGGAATGCAGAGATTAAGTCCGATTTAAAGGTCTACGTAGATTTAACAATGAAGGCTAAATAATGCCAATGCCTTTTCATTGTATAGAATGTGATAAACCTATTAATGTACCTATGCATGGATTATGTGATGAATGTAAAGCTAAGAAAGAGGAAGAGGAATAATGGATTTATGTTGTATAGACTTAGTATTTTTAATAGTATGGATTATAATAATAAGTAGTTAATATGGAAGAATTTATGTCATATTATGCTGAATATGGAGCAATGGGAGTTGTGGTGGCTTTGTTTGTTTATGGTTATATAAAGCAAGGGCATAGAGCGGATGAACAAGCTGATTCTCTTGAAGCATTAAAAGTAGAGAATAAAGGACAAAGTAATGACATTTCTAATATTGAATCTATTGTGTTAAAGATGTTAGATAGATGGAATAAGTCTGATGAAATATCTCAAAGACATAGAGAAGAAATGGTTAGAGAATTAAATGATTTATCAGATGTAATGATGGAAGTTAAAGGGAGTGTTAGCAGAATTAATGGCAAACGCTAATGAAGTTGAATACTAATATATCTATTGAAAATGTAATTGCAATTTTAGTGATAATATGCTCTATGACTCTTGCTTTTGGATTTATGAAAGCAGATGTAAATATTATTAAAAAAGAATTAGAATTAAAAGTTGATAAACGAGAGTTTACAGCAGATAGAAATTTAATTACATATAAATTAGATGTTATAACTGCTGATATAGCTGAAATGAAAAAAACACTAGAAAAAATAAAAGGAGAAATACATGGACTTCGTAAGTGATTGGGTAAGTTGGTCTAATTTCTTTTACTTAATTGGTCTTATTGTAGCTGGGTATGCAACCACAGTTACTGCTAAGAACAGACAGATAGTAAAAGAGATTGGAGATTTAGTTAAAGCGTTAGAAGCTGGTTATAAAGATAATGAGTTGAGTAAGTCTGAGAAGGACTTAATAATGAAAGAAGCTCTTGATATCGGTAAAGCTGTTATCCAGAGTAAATGGAAGTTGTGGGAGAAGTGAGTGCCTAAGCAACAGCTAGTATTAAATGATTTTTCTGGTGGGTTAAATACTTACCAAGATCCCAGAGATCTGCAAATGAATGAGTTGCAGACCTGCCAGAATTTTACATTTCAAAGAAGAAATTCATTAGCTTCCATTGGTAGTTTCGCTAATCATGCGGATGCTGGATCTTCTCAAGCTGGTACTATATCAGGTGGTTATGGTTTATTTTCGTTTGAATCTGACTTTTCTCCTGTATCTTATGAAGCTGTAGACACTTCTCAAAGCACTAATATTTTTTTTGGTGAAGGTGGTGATGATTCTGAGGTTTCTGTTGGTACTGGAACTATTGTTGGTGGGTTAAATGGATATGATGATGATATAGTTATTGTGAGTAGCCATACAAGTTCGGGATTAAAAGATGGTAATATTAGTAGTTTAAAGCCGGGTGATACCATTATGATTTCAGGGACTGCTAAAAATAATGGTTTATATACAATCTCTTTTATAGGGGATAGTATTTCTGTTGGTAATGATGCGGCTGATAATAGTTATACAAACAGTGCAAATGTAATTGGTGTACACACATCACCAGCTTGGCTTGATAATATAAATTTATCTGCAGAAACAAAAGCAGCTAATAATACAGATCATGGAACAGTAAGTATTAAAACCCATGCACTTGGTGAAAACTTATTGGTATTATCAGATGTCAATAATGGTAATTTAGATGTTTATAAAAAATCAAGTGATGCTTTTGAGAATGGGGCTATAAATGCTTTTAGTCTTGGTGGAGCTGAAGCATCAGCAGTTCCTGAATTTGCTTTTTATGCTATTGATAATCAATTAAGGGTTAGTGATGGTAGAAATAAAAGTGCTGCTTTTGAAGTGGCTTGGTATGGTTATGTTGAAAGACATCATTTTAGGAACATTACCTATAGTAATGTAAATGTATCTTCTTCTGGAAAAGGTTTGTATAAGGGGTTTTATGAATCTAATAATAGGTTAGAGCCACCAGTTAGTGGAGGGGCAGATACAAGTGATACTTATCCCGGTGCTCAAGGAACAGCAACATTGGCTACTCCAAACAATGGTGGTTTTTCTATAAAGTATACAAATAGCTCTGCTAATGCAGCTAGTAATTGGCAGACCGAAACATGGAAAATAGCTGTTTCTTTTGTGTATGATGGTAATCAGGAATCATTACTATATGTACCAACATCTAGTAATACTTTTGTGACAACATCTGGCAATGAATTGACATTAAGAGTAATGGCTCAGATTGGAGCTAGTATTACTTATGGGGCAAGAGTTTTTGGGGGGAGAATATACTATAAACCATCTGATACAGAGGGTGAACCTTGGACTTTACTTTGTAATATTGATTTAGAAGAAGGTGTCTCTGCTTCTTTAACTGGGGATAAAACAGGTTGGACATCAGCTTCGGCAGTTACTTTTTACTCTGACATAACTATATTAAATCCCAATATAGATACATATGAATCTATTAATGGTTATTCTCCTGATATAAATCGCAATTCAATAGGTTACGCTGGTGAGGGCTGGAAAACTGGTTTAGTTACAAATCGAAGAGCTTTTGTAGCTAATGTGAAGGTAAAAAACGCTC